TGCTCGTTGCGCCAGCAGTTGCCGTCAGGGCCCAGCCAGTAGACGCCGAGAAATCGCCACTGGTGACCGCTGCCGTGACGGTAGGACGCGTCACCAACGTGTCATTGACGCGTACGCGCATAAGCTGGTCGGTGAACTCCATCAGCGCGGCATCGGTGGCGCCGAAGACGAACTCCTTCACGCGGCAGATATGATTGCTGTCCGTGGTCGAGAGATATTGCAGGCCGGGCCGCATGAACGCGGGGCCGCTGGTCAGGGGGAGTAGATTGGTCTGCGTCTCCGCAGCAAGCCGCATGCGCTCCAGATCGACGCGCGGCAGATGCTTCTTGTCTTGGACACCAACGGCAAAATGCTGAAGGTAGACGTTGATCTTCGGCATCAGAGACCGCGCCGAGTCCCTGAGAGCGAGCCGCGACGAAGGCGTGAACTCACCAGCCGGCCGGCCGGCGAATAGTCCACCTTGTCATCGACGGCATCGAGCGTCTTGGCTTCCGTCAGCAGAGCCTTGGAGAGATTGAACAGGTCGTTGCGCGATCCCTTGTCCGACGAGATGGGGAGCACGCACTGGAACGCCAGATAGGCCGCGAAAGCCTGGGCGAAGGGCTGACGCCACTTGCCGATGTTCCAGCCGTAGTCATCGTCGTTGGAGACGTAGCGGACATAGATCGGATCGACGTTGGCGTACCAATAATCCGTCTCGTCGTTATAGTCCTCGAACCCCACCTGGAATGCCGGGTCGCTGGAGATCGAGACGGTGCGCACCCAATCGGCGGGCTTGGAGAATGCATACTGATAGCCGAACAGCGGCTCGACATCCTCGTCATGCTGGAACTCGGAAGCGCGGATGGCGAAGTTCCACAGGCCCTTGGCGAGCATGTATTCGCCGGATTCCTGCCATGCATCATCGAGCGCATAGCGGGCCGGGCTTGCCTCGGTGAGGCTTGCCACGCCGGCCGCGTTGCCGAGATAGCGCAGGGCCGCCTTGTAGATTCCGAGTTTCGTGGCCATTCAGATCTCGCACTTCATGGTAACGATCTGGCCGCCTGTGCGATCATCGAGCTTGGAGGCGACCTCTATGGCCTTGGCTGCGTCGGCGCCCATGTACATCGCGGCATTCGCCACCGGAGCGCCCGAGCCCCATGCGGCAAACTCCGTCTTGATGTCGAACGATGCGCCAGCTTCGTAGATCGTGAGCGTGCCATCCTTGCGAAGGCGGATAACAGCGCCCTCGCTTAGCCCTGGAGGATCACCGATCTCGCCCTCTTGCAGCCATTGCACGAACTTGGTGGCCTCGGAGAGAACACCGTAAAGGCCGGCAACCGTTCCGTCAGGCAGGCGAAACAGCTTCTCGGCCGGATATGGATTGATCCAGCCCGAATTGTTGCTCATGCTGTCGGATGCCAGCACACCCCAACGATATGCGATCGTTGTCACGCGGCGAGACCGGAAGCCTTCTTGGAATGCGCAATGGCCGCCTGTATGGCCTCGGCTCGGGTCTTGTGATCCTTGCTCACCACCAGGTGCGGGTCATTGGTCATGACGCGCCACTTGTGGGCGGGAGCGAAGTTGACCACGTAGCCCTCGGGAGCAGCAGGCGCGTCCTCGGGAACATCGCCGGGAAGCTCGACGGCGGGCTGCTTGGCAATGCCCTTGGTCAGGTCGATCGCGTGCAGGAGCGCGGTCTTGACCCAGCCGACGCCGGTCTCGGTCACCAGCAGATGCAGGCGCCAGGAAAGATCCTCGGGCGTGACGATCACTTCGTCATGCGCCTTGAGCTTGGAAAAGACGTTCGCCCAGTTGCCGGGGATGGAAACCTCTTCCATCGTCATGGCATTGGGGACAACCATGCGACGAAGCGTGCGGGTGAAGTCAGCGCTGTTGAGCGCCGTATTCGCTGGGATTTTCATGTGTGCCTCATGGGTTGGGAGCGGTTCGGGGGCCAGCGCAATCTGGCCAGCCCCCTCGACCGCTAAGCGGAGGCAACGCCGCAGCCGAAGCCGCAGAGCTGCGTCATCAAGTGATCGCGGTCGGGGCCGCGACAGTCGCAGCCGCACCGGAGACCGATGCGACCTGGTACTTCTTGTACTTCGGGCCAGTCGTGGCGACGACCTCAACGAGATCGCCAACACGCATGCCCTTGGTCACGCCATCCGAGAAGTAGCCGGCGCCCACGATCGTGGCGTCAGCATCGGAAGTCGTCTGGTAGATGAAGACGCGAGGGATCACGCCACCACCCACCGGATTGACCACCATTGCGAGGTTGTCAGGAACGTATGCCATTGTCCGTTCTCCTTACGTGGCAACGAACGCCGAGCCGTCGTGAGTCCATTTCACGATGCCGGTGTTCTGGAGGATTTTTGCTCCGTGGAAGACGGTCGCGCGGGTCCAGGACGTATCCTGCTTCTCGTCGTAACCGATGGCGATCTTTTCCTCGCCAACGTTCACCGCGTAGCCGATGGCGTCGCGATGGAAGAGATAGCAGATTTCCGCCGAGGTTCCGAGGCCGGTGACGCGGCTGGAGACCGCCCAGTTGATGCCCATCCAGCGGAACATCCTTCGAGCAGGACCACCGAAAGGCTTCACGTCCACGTAGTCGCCATTGGCGAACTCTGTCGTCTGCAGGAGGTAGCCACGGAACGCCGGGGAGATGATCGCGAACATGTTGTTCTCGTCTTCCACCGGAATATCCGCATTGCCCAGGATGGCCTGCGCGCCAGCAACCATCTGCAACGATGCGGTCTGCGCCGTCGAAGGATAATCCTGGGTAGCGTTGGCAAGCTCAGCAAGCAGCGTGAGATCGATGTCGCGGTTGATGACCGCCATCGACGCATTCTGCATGATGCGCTTCTGGTCGCCCTGCGAGGCGAAGATGTTGAACCCGGTCAGTTCATAGCCCGCGTGCTTTTCCACGAGGGTGGCCGTGTTCTGGTTGTTCGTGGGGTTGCCATACGGGATCTGCCCGTTGGTGCCACGGGTGACTGCGGTGTCAGTACCGGAGCCGGAAACGAGGAACGTGGCCTGGTTGCCACTGATCACTGCTTCCTTGGTCGTCATAGCCTTGAGCAGGCTCACGCGCTGCTCGAAAGCTCCGACGAACTCCTTGCGATACTGAATCATTGCGGCTTCGATAGCCATGATCAGTTCCTTTCAAGAGGTTGAGGGAGGTTTGGAGCCGCAGTCGTGCAGGGTGGCCGCAAGCGTTCCGGGGCCTCTTGCGGGGGGTGGCCGGTGTCTTTCGGGGCTTCACGTCTTGGGCGGGTAGACTTGCCGCGTTCGGGGCCGTTGCCGGGGTGGCCGATCGGGCAATAAAAAAGCTCGCCTAAGCGAGCGTTCATTCTCTGACGGGTGTCAGGAATTTCACTTCTTGCGCTTCAGTTCCTTCTCCAGGATTTGCGCGTATTCCTTATCGAGACCTTTTTCGTAGTACTCATCGGTCCCAATGATCTTCTCGATCTCCTCCTTGCGCGCGGTGTGTTTCCTTTCACTGTCGCTGGAAGTGAAGGCGACATCGCCGAACTTCTCGCGGCCCATGTCAGCGGCCCATGCGATGAACTCTGGCATGTCGCCAAGGCGCTTGCCGTCAATGCGGGCCTCTGCCCATCTGGCGCCTACACCCGGAATGCCCTCGATGAAGCGCCGGGCGATCGTGGTGTTGGCCTTGTACTCGCCGTGCGCCCAATCCTTGCGCAGCGAGTCCTCAGCTTCCTCCGAGGCGATCTTGTCGGATTCAAGCTGCTTGGCCTGTGCGGCTTCAGCCATCTCGACATACCACTCCGACGCGATCTCCACGACATCAGGCCGGGCGCCCTTCTTGTGGGCGAACTCGGTGAAGGAGTTAAGGACCGGCTTGTCCTCGTCCACCAGGCGCTTGATTACGGTGTCGGGGAGCTTGTACCCGGTCGGATCGTCAGGGATGCCCTCGGCCTTGCGCCATTCGGCCATGGCCTTTTCGTCTTTGGGATCAGGCTTTGCCGTGCGCTGGCCGGAGCGGATAGCCGCCTGTGCCTCACGCAGAGCCCGCGCTACACCCTTGGGTGAACCATAGCGGGAGATAGCCTTGGCGACATCATCGTCACCGCCGGCCATTTCCTCGCGCCAGTTGTCGCCCCATGGTGACTTGGCTTCGGTCTTATCAGCCTCGCCAGACGTTCCCTTGTCGAGCGCGGTGGTTGCCGTGTCCGCGGGCTTTGCCACCTCTGTGGTGGCCGCTGTGGTCGATTGCGTGGTGGTTTCGGCTGTCTTGGTCGCAGTGTCGGTAGCGTCAGCGGTCTTATCGACCTCTGCCGTGGTGTTCGCCTCGGTCATTCCGTTGCCTCTTGCCTCTTGCCTCGAACTGGTTTCGGCGGCTTGCCTTCCACCGCCTTGAGGGTTTCACTCCTCAGCATTTTCACTATCTGCGCGCCGACGAACCGCCTGCCCTCGGCAAAGGCCGTGGCGTGGCTGTCATTCTTGCGGTAGCTCAGGTCGTAGTAGTTGCTGGCGTGCTGGATGATCCAATCCATGGCCGCCTGCTGCTGGCCCTCATTGGCCTTGCCAGCGATCACGGCTCGAATGGCCATGACGATGTCTTTGTCGTAGGGAGCCGGCGAATGTGCTTCGCTCATTTCTGAGCCTTCGCCAGATTCACGATAGCGATCGATGTTTCACGTGACATATCCGGTGCCGTGCCACATGCCGCCAGTTGAACTGCAATGAGCATCACCGCAGCCATAAGCGGCTTCACGCGCCCGCCCCCGGCGTTACGCCACCTTGCGGGCCTGCGATCATGCCAGCCTGCGATAGAGCCATAGACGCATCGGCAACGCTCTTGCCTACCTGTGCGCCGCCCTGAAGGGCAGCGGCAGCCTGTGTGAGACCGTCAACAGTGTTCTGCTGGTCGGCCGCATTCTGCTGTGTCTGTTCATCGTTGAACCAGTCAGCGGGCGCCTGCGTGCCGCGTACAGCGTCCTTGGTGGCCTTCTGCCAGTCGATGAGCGTGGCAACCGTCTTATCGATGTTGGCCGCGCCCGCAACGATCTGGAGCGATTCCTGAAAGGCCTGGACGTTCTGCCTGCCCTCCGCCGTGTTGAGCGGGCCTTCGAACGTGAACGTCACGTCCTTATCGCTCAGGGCCTTGGGCATTGCGTCGATGTCGAATGCATCGTTGCGCACCGCCATCTGGAACGCCACGTCCAACAGAGGCAGATGGTATTCGCTCTCGATCGGACCGGTGAATGGCAGGATGGCCCGGCGATATTCCTCAAGCCGTGCCTGCGTCTCGAATGCTG